GAGGGAAACCCTGTATGCGACTTTTCACAAATCGTAGAGGATAGTCCTGCAACTGTAAGAAAGTCTTTAGATGGTACATTATTTATTGCTAAATTTATGGGCGAAACTCCTACTTTTTTAGAGGGCTTAGACCAATATACTCACGAAGAGATATTAGCAATAGTAAGAGGTACTGATTGGACACCTGAAAATCCTGAGTAATATGCCTTGTTTAGAATGTGAAAACGGATTATGGAGATTTGGAGAAAGTGGCAAGTGCCAATATTCTTCAAAGTCTGAGTGCGAAACTGCTAATGCTGATTATTATGCAGAAGAAACATATAACGACTATCCACAATCTGCAACTAACAATGCTAAAAAAGCTATAAAGTATAAAGAAGAAAACGGTAGTTCTTGTGGGACTAACGTAGGGTGGACTCGTGCAGGCCAATTAGCAAGAAAAGAAAAACTTTCAAGAAGCACTATTGCTCGTATGGCTTCTTTTAAGAGACATCAACAACACAAAGACGTTCCATACGACGAAGGCTGTGGAGGTATAATGTGGGATTGTTGGGGAGGAACAAGTGGAATTAATTGGGCAATAAAAAAGTTAGAGCAAATAGATAAAAATAATAATATGGCAGAAAAGAAAAAGTATTACGGAGACGAAGAACACGATTATCATTTTAACTTTACTACTGATATGATGGANAAATTACATNCAGAAGGAGAATTAGAAGTAAGAGTTGAAGAAGATGGTAGAGAAATGTTAATTTTATTTACCTTTGAGGGTGGTCGTAAAGAAGAAGAAGAAGTAATAATTGATAAAAATGACGACAAGATGATTACTTCAATGTTAGATGAAGAATTAGATGAGTATATCAATAAATTAACAGACTCTATTAAACAACTGTAATGTCAGACGAAGAAAGAAAAAAGTTACAAGAAAAAAACATTAATAAACTCAATCCATATAAGGATAGAGTAAAAAAATATTTTCCTAATGGTGGGGAGATTTGTACTGAAGGTAGAAAAAAAGGAACAAAAATAGTTAGAAAAACTACGCAAATTAGCAGAAATGCCTTAACTTGGGCGTTAGAAGGACATTCAACAAAAATTAGAATGGCATTAGATTCTTTATTTGCTGAAAATCCTGAAGCATATATTAACGCTGTATCTAAATTGCTTAATTACACAGTTCCAAAGCTTTCTTCTTCAGAGATAAACGATAACACAACCAAGAAAGTCAAAATTGAACTTAATGATGATGTAAGCATTGAAGATTTAAGAGCAAAAATTGACGAAATTGACAACAACTGATAACGCACTTAAGTTTGCATTAGAAAAAAAGATTTGCGAACTTTCATTCTACGAATTCTTTAAACAAGCTTGGCACATTGTTGAACCTTCTATTGAGCTATCTACTAATTGGCATCATAAATATCTGTGTGACTTATTACAAGAAGAAGCAGAAAGAATAATTGACAATAAACCAAAGACAAAGGACATTGTAATCAACATACCCTTTCGTTCTACCAAATCACTTTTAGTTACTGTTATGTTTCCTGTATGGGCTTGGATTAAGAATCCTAAGTTTAGATTTATAACAGCATCATATTCAGCAGAATTATCTATAGAACACGCTACAAGAAGTAGAGATGTAATAAACTCTGAGTGGTTTAAAGACAGGTGGTCAGATGTGTTTCATATTAAGAGAGACCAAAACTTAAAAGCAAGATACGAGAATAACTTTTTAGGAGTAAGAAGGGCGACATCAGTTGGGGGTACGGTAACAGGGCAGGGGGGAGATTTTCTATTGGTAGATGACCCTGTATCACCTCAACACGCTGCTTCAGAAGTAGAAAGAGAAAATGCTAACGAATGGTACAGAACAACATTCTATTCTCGTTTAAATAACCCATTAACAGGAGTTAGAATTGTTATTATGCAGAGAATACACGATAACGATTTAAGTGGCTTCTTGTTAAGTGGTGGTGAAAGTAGATTAAAATACAAACACATTTGCATACCTGCAGAATTATCTGATGATTTAAAGCCTAAAATACTAAAAGACAACTATGATGAAGATGGTTTGTTTTGGACAGATAGATTTAGTAGAAGTATTTTAGATGATTATAAGCAGGCTTTAGGAAGCTATGGATATGCAGGTCAGCTTATGCAGACACCTACACCTTTAAATTCAGGTATGATAAGGTCAGATTGGTTTAAAATAGATTTATTTAAGCATACTACAGACCATACAACAGTAGATTTTGTTATAGACCCTGCATATACAGCAAATGAGAAGAACGACCCTTCAGCTATGCTTGCCTATACATATAAAGATAATAAATGGCAAATAATAGATTGTATCAATGTATATAAAGAATTTCCTGATTTAGTTAAGTTTATACCTCAATGGGTAGCTAAAAATGGATATACGAACAGAAGTAGAGTATATGTAGAGCCTAAAGCGTCAGGAAAATCTATTGTGCAGACATTAAAAAAAGAAACAGGCTTAAACGTAAGAGAAGACAAGCCACCATCAAAAGATAAGGTAGCAAGAGTGCAAGATATAAGTGCTTCTTTAGAGACAGGAAGGGTTAGTTTATTGAAGGGAGATTGGAACGAAGAATTTTTACAACAGCTAGTTAAATTTCCATCAGCTAAACACGACGATATGGTAGATTGTTTGGTAATGGCAATCAATAAACATATGTGGAACAACTCTAAAATATTATATTTTTCCTAAAATTTCTTGGATTTCCAAAAACTTCTAGTATAGTAATTAAAAAAATCTTATAATTGCGAAATTATAAGAATAATATGAAGCTGCAAAGTATAAATGAAGAACACGAAGTCTTAATAAGGCGTTATGTAAACTTTATTAAAGGTGTGGCATACGAAGCTACTGAAGATTGTGAGTATGGTAAGTTTGATGACTATAATGATATTTTAAAAAACATTATTAAGTACACAAATGAGTTTCAAGAAATTATTGAACACAATAATAAAACAAAAGAATGGGTGTTTATGTCACCTAATCTAATGTTATACTCTTGTATGGGTTTTTTGACAGGAATAAAAAATAAATATAATGATGATAAGATTGATTATTTATCAGAAATACTTTTTGAAAAAACAATAGAAGTTGTAGAAAGAACCTCAGCAATAATTGAAAATTTAGAATACGAGCAATCTAAAAAAGAAAAAATAGAACTTATAAAAATAAAAAGAAATGAGCATAGTAATTAGTCTAAAGCAAGGTGATGAGCAGAGAGATGTTACAATNCCAACNGANTGGAAGGATATGACATTAGAATATTGGTGTGGAATGACAACAATAATTAAATCACATTTTGATAGAGCTAAACTAAGAAGAAACTCACAAAATGAAAAGCAAGAAGAAATAGACCATACTGTAGAGTATTTAGAATTTGTAGATAATCAATTAGAGGATTTTCAAAATATACAAATGAATAGAGATTTGTTTGGCTATATGACAGGCTTAGACAAAGAATCTATGAAGCTAATAGATATTGATAGCGTAAATAAGGTTATAAGCGTTTTAGATGGTCTTGTAGAGGAATACAAGCCAAAAGGTATGCGTTCTTTTGAGTGTGAAGGAGAAACATACTTTTTTCCATCAGAATTTTTAAGACAAAATACTTATGGAGATTATATAGAGGCTACACAGCTTGAGATGTATATAGAATCAATGAAACACGGTAAGTTTGATGTATTGCCTGAGCAGATGGCTATATTATGCAGAAAATTAGAAGAAGAATATGATGATGATGTTATTCCTCAAAAAACAGAAATGTTTAAGAAGTTAACAATGGACGTCGTTTGGGAGTTCGGTTTTTTTTTGACTCAGCAAAACATAAAATTAGCGAAACTTTCAAATATGTATTCGGTGAAAAAAGAGCTAGCGAAATGATAGTAAAGACCAAAAGCCTATATGACATATATGTAAAGCCATTTGGTTGGCTTAACAGCCTTTATATGCTTGCTGAGAAGGGTATATTTAAAACAGAAGGTGTAAATGGTATAGATAGTGTTAAGAATACTAACTTATACAAGGTTTTAAGCTATCTAAGTTGGATAACAGCTAAAAACGAATACGAATCTAAGGTGCAAGAAAAAATACACAATCCAAATAAAATAACTTAATGGCAATAAGACTAACAGACATAGTAACAGTAATGAAAAGCAAATGGACTTATGGGGATAAGTTTTTTGGCTATACAGAAGAATTTAATGATAATCATAATACTCAATATCCATCAATACTAATAACTCCACCATCTTCAGTATTTCCTGAAGTATCTTTAGATAATGGTTGGGAGCTTTACACTTTTGAAATATATTTTTCTGATTTATACAACAGGACAGCACAAGCAAATGTTAATTTAGACCAAAGATGGGATAACTTGCAAGACTTGGGTAATGAGTGGTTAGATATGTTTTTAAAAAATTATCAAGATGACATTGTTACAGGATTTTTAGAAGGCGAAGATGTTTCTGTAGAAAGAGTTAAAGAGGTTGCTAATGACCAATTAATTCAAATAAGAATGACTTTTACTTGGAAGGTATTTAGCAAATGCTTTAGACCTCAATCTGTTTACCCTACAGACGTAGCTAATCTTGTAACTTGGTTAAGAGCAGATAGCGGATTGACCTTTGACATACCTACTAAAAAGATTTCTGCTTGGGCAGACTATTCAGGAAGCTATAATAATTTAATACAAGCAACAAAAACTAAACAACCTTTAAGATATACTTATGATGGTGCTAATGATAAATCAAGAGTAGAGTTTAATGGCACAACAGATTTATTTAATTCTGTAAACAATATACCTATAACATCTGATTTTACAATATTTCAAGTAAGTAAAAATAGCGGTAATGCATCATCAGATATTTTAAGTTATACAAATTCAGGTAAAATTATAAAATTGTCTTATGCTGCTAATTCAGAATTAGTTGCACAAGTAAGTGATGGAACAACATCAATAGACGTAACGCTAACAAGCTCTAATGCTTCTAATTATCATATAGGAACATACAGACTACATAACAAAAGATTATATGTAGACTATGATTCTTTAGGAAGCTCATTGTCAACAAGTGTGCAAGAGTCTGCATATGATAATTCTACAACATTTAATGATGCGGCATATACAATAAGTAGTGCAACATCACCTATTAATGCTAACTTACAAGAGTTTATAATATTTAACGCATTATTAGACGATTATACTATAGGACAAATAAAAAGTTATTTAAACAAGAAATACAATATATATTAATTATGGCAAGATATAAAGGAACAATAATTGCAGGGATACAGCCTTTTGACACAGCTACTTCTAACTTAGCTAATATGAGTTATAATTGGAGGGCAAACTATCTAAAGAGTGCGCATACACAAATGCGTTATCAAGTAATATGGAACGGATTAAAAGATGATGAAACTCCTTCGGCTAGTAATTTTAACTCAAGTAATAATAAAGGAGATATTGTAAATATAGTTTTTAAAATATATGCTACCACTCAATACCCATATCCTGTTACAAATTCAGGGTGGGATTTAATAGCAACAATAAAAAAATCAAGAGATTTAGCAAACAAAAACTATTTAGCAGGTCAGCCTGCCTTACCAAATCAAAGGTTTACTATAGATATTAGCGCTTTATGTCAAGACTTGCTTTCTTATAGTTTAGTTCCAATTAAAAAAGGTACTTGGCAAAGTTCTTATTGGGGGGGTATGAATGGAGGAACAGCAGTTCAAGATAATGTTACAGAAACAATTAGTAATTATAATGTAACTCCAAATGGCACATATAGGCATATTTTAGTAGAGGCCATTCCTGAGGTTATATTAGCTAATGGAACTATACAAGAAGTCTCAGGTCAAGGTTATTTATCATTTAATAAAATTGCTGTTATAAATTCTGTTGCTCAATTTGAGAAAGATGCAATATATTATAACCTAAAATATATAGTACAAAAATCTTTGTCTAACACAAACAATCCTAAAGGATTTATGAGCTTATGTCCTAATTTTACTCAAACAACTAATGTGCCATTTTTAAAACAAGTAAGAGAAGATGAAGAAGCTGAGTGGTTATATTGGTGGCAAAAAAATATGGGTAATTCAGGAGACCAAACAGAAAAAGCAAGATTAAAAGTAGAAACATATTTAAGTAATGGCTCTGCTCAAAACACAATGTATTTAACTGATTTTAATTCTAATTTAGACACAGAAGTACAAGGAACAACAGTTTTTAGATTAAATCAAAATAGAGTATGCGTGCAAAATGTTTCGCCTACTTACATAAATGCTAATGCTGTAGATAACTCAGGAAGTACAATTACAAATCAAATAGATAGCTCTACATCATATTACAAAATACATTTACAATATACAAGTCAGACAAGCGCTGTTATTAGAGCAACAGAATATAGATATTTTGGTATAGATAGAGAAACTGCTAATATACCTTATGGCTTTGTAAGATTTTATTGGTTAAATAGAATTGGCGGTATAGATAGTTATACAGCTAAAAGATATGTAACAGAAAGTTTGTCTGCAAACAAGTCTACAATAGAAACAAAATCTGCAGATAGGACTTGGTATCAAGATGACCAATTATTAGGAGGAACCGCTGTCAATAATGACAACTACATATCCAATACAATGAGGGGTGGTAATTTATATAAAGGAGGTAGAGAAGTTCTTAATGTAACAGCACAAAGAAATAATAGTGTGTTTACAGAGCCTTTAAACAAACAAACTGCAGAATGGCTAGAAGAAATTATAACATCACCAAATGTTTGGATAGAGATGGATACAGAAGCAACAGCTAGAGGCAATACTGTAAACCCTTTTCAAAGACCATCAACTAAAGAATACATACCTGTAGTTATAACTAACAACGAGGTAGAGACATTAAATCAAGAATCAGGTTTAGTAAAGTTTAATTTAGAATATACTTTAGCTCATAAAGTACAAACACAAAGAAACTAATGAATGTAGTTAATATAGAGTTATTAGATTACAAGTATGATGGTGCAGATATAGATTGGAATGCAAGTGTTGTTGGTTCTTTAGATGTTTCATTACATTCTGAATTTCCATTAGCACTAACTTTTTCTATTGCAGATATAAAAGATATAGAAGCTCGTAAAGGAACTTTTAGTAAAACTTTTAAAATCCCTGCTACTAAAAACAATAATTTACTTTATAAAAACATATACCTATCTGAAACATATTCTACAAATAATTTAACAAATAAAAAACCTTGTAGAATAATTTTTAATAATTTGTTTTCAATAGAAGGATTTTTACAATTATCTTCTGTTGGTCTTACAGATAATGCTACTCATTATTCTTGTGTTTTTTACGGAGATAATATTGGTTGGACTTCTATTATAGCAGACTCTCTTTTAAAAGATTTAGGGACTAATGGAGATGCTTGGGAATATCTAAATGACAAAACTACTGATGGTTTAGCTCCTGATGGAACTAATGGCGTGGGTGTAAATTTAAAAATTAATAAAGCAGGCATAAAGTCTACTTGGGATAATGATGATGCACAGTATCAAAAAAGGTCTACAACTACAGACTCTACTACTGCTATTGTATATCCTATAACTACTTATGGTGATTTTAATTCTTCAGGAGATGACTTTACTATACAATTATTAGACACTTGGTATTCTTATTTTACTGACTACACTTTTTTGACAAACATTCCCGCAACTTATACTTGTTATACAGGTACTGTAGGGGGTAATGTAATAGGAAATCCTGAGCCTGTTTGTGATTGGAGGCCTTGTATATGGGTTTATGATATTTTTAAAGAAATATTTACACAAGCAGGATATACAATAAATTCTGTTTTTATAGAAAGCGAAACATTTAAAAGACTATTATTTGCCTTACCAAATTTTAAATTTAATAATGGTGATTTTAGATATAATGCTTTTTCTTTACAGCTATATTGGAATTTAGACCCAACTGTAAATGCCTCTAGTCAATTAGTTTACAAGAATCAATACACACAAGTTGTTAGCAATTCTAATGCAGATATAATTAGTGAAGATATAGTTTTAGGAACACCATCAGGATTTAATTTATTTTTAAATGGAACAGGAATTCCTGAAGACCCTGCAAATGGTTGGAATTCTTCTAATAACAAAGAATTTAAAATTTCTGAATATGGAAAATACATTATAAGTATAAATAATTTTTGTGTTCATTTAGCTGCATTTTCTACTGCAGGAACAAGTATAGGAAACCTTCAGTATAAAACAAAATATGCTAGGGTAGACATATTGGTAAAAACAGTAGGAGATAATCAATTTCATTCTGTTGGTGGCTCAGAAGGTATGGTAGATTTTGCTTTTAATGTTGGAAGCACAAATGGAGGTTCTAGTTTAAATTTAACAAAAGAATTAGAAGATTCAGAAACTACTTTATATCTTAACAAAGGAGATGTTGTCAAATTTAGACTAAAGGTTAGAGGAAAGACTACCGTTCCTGTAAACAATGGAACGACACTAACAGGAGATTGGTATTTGTTTGCTGATAAAAACATTAGTTCAGGAAGGTCGCATAATGGTAACATAAACATATCTGTAGACCCTGTTCACGCACAATATGGTCAAACTTATGATTTGAAAGACGTAATAAATAAAGACTATAAACAAATAGATTTTATTAAAGGTATAGCTCATTCATTTAACTTGCAATTTCAAACAGATGAAATGACTAAAACAGTTACTATTGAGCCTTTTAATGATTTTTATAGACCCCTGCAAGAGTCTGTTGATTGGACATATAAAATAGATAGGTCTGTTGAATATGTAGACAAGTGGGTAAAGCAATCTTTTAAAAGAGATATGGTTTTTAAATACAAAACAGATAGTGCAGATTTAAACGTAGAACAAAGAGGAATAAATTATTTTAATGGAATTTTAGATAACTATCCTTATTATGAAACGCTTTCAGATGAATTTGAAAGAGGAACAACAACATTTGAAAATCCCTTCTTTGCAGGAACTATAAGTGTAAAAGATAGAGATTCAGTCACAGCACAAACAGACCCTCCTTATATTGCTGCTTTATGGCAAGAAAAAGAATCAGGAGGTACTACAAGTCAAAATGATTGGGAAAGACCTGTTAAGGGTTATAATTTTTTACCTCGTCTATTATATTGGAAAAAATATTCTCCTGATGCAGAGTTTGATGCAACCACACAAAACAGTATTTCACCAAAAAGAGCAACAGTACAAAATTGGTCTGTAAATACAGAAACTATAATAGCTAACAGCAATATGCCCGTTCATATAACTTACAACAATCCTGCAGGTGGTGGGGTTTTGTCTAACGTATATCCGCAAGCAACTTCAGTCAATAGAGACGATAGCAATACTTTATTATTAACTTATGGTAATGTATGGGTTAGAGACTATAACGAGTCTCCTTCTAGTATTGGGATTTATACTACACCATACACAGTAGGTATGGGATTATATCACAGATATTACAAACAAATGATTGAGATGATTGTAAACAACCCTAGAGTAAGAACGGTACAGGTTAATTTAAAAATATCTGATATTGTAAATTTAGATATGAGAAAGCTAATATATATAGATAGCTGTTATTGGAGAATTAATAAAGTTATAGATTATATGCCGCAAGCAAATAAAACTACAAAAGTAGAATTAGTAGAGTGGACAGATATAGGAGAGTCAGCACCATCAACTCCTAATATAAATCAAAATGACGGAAGTTGGAATCCTGGTGGTGCGCAAACATATGACCCAAATCAAGGTTGGTAAAAAAAATATAATATGCCTAATATACAAAATGAAATAAGTGATTCAGGAATTGCAGCTACAAGCGGTTTAGAAGTTTATATGACAATAACCATAGACTCTGTTGATTATTTAATTGATATTGTAGCTAATGATAAGTTTGGTAATTCTCATAAAGTTTTAAGACGAGCTATTAACGATACAATAGAAGAAGATTAGTATGGCTGATGAAAATTATCCTATAATAGTTGGTGGTTTAAAAAAGGTTGGAAACTACTTTATTAAAGAATTAAAATATGAGTTAAAAGAACAAGAGCATATAGCTACAGGAAAACTTTTTAATTCTTTTTATTCAGATATTTATGAGCAGTTTGGTAATCTTTATTTAGATGTAACTTCTGATTTAGATTATTTGTGGATAGTAAATGACGGTGCATCAATGGGTGTTGATGTAGATGAAGCAACTATAAAAAGTTGGGCAGCAGCAAAAGGAATTAGATTTAACAATCCTAAAGAAGAGGCAAGATTTGCAGAATCTGTTGTAAGACAATTAGCATCACAATATTTAACTAAAGGAGGAGAAATGGTTGCTCCTAGAAGATATAATTTTATAGGCTATGCTTTTGCAAGAGCAGAAAGTTCGGGAATAATAGAACAAATAGAAGAAGATATTTATAATACAGTAGAAAGAGAAATAGGATTAGGTTTATCAGGTAAAGTAATACAATTAACAATTAGTTAGATATGGCATTAAACAAAAAAGTAGCAATAGAAGTAGAAATCAAAAACATTAAAAAAGTTGCTGATTTAAAAAAAGAGTTAAAAGATTTACGAAAAGAACAGATAGAAGCTGAAAAGTATTCAAAAACAGGAATGTTTACTTCTAAAAAGCAAGAAAAACAATATTTAAAAAATTCTAGGGCTATAAAAGAAAAGTCTACTCAGTTAAGAAATTTAAACAAAAATTTAAAAGAATCTACTACCAATACTACTAAGTCTACTAAGGCTACTAATGGTATGGCTAAACAAATTGTTAAAGGAGCTGCAGCTATTGGTGTTATTGTTACTGCTTTTAGAACTATTAATAGAGCTGTGTCTTCTGTTGTAAGCACTTTTACTGAGTTTGAATTTGTAATGGCTAAGGTAAATGCTGTTTCAGGAGCAACAGAACAAGAGTTTGCTGCACTAACAAGTTCTGCTGAAGAATTAGGTAGAACAACCTTTTTTACTGCAGAGCAGGTAGGTCAATTACAATTAAATTTCTCTAAGCTAGGTTTTACTGCAGACGAAATTATGAACGCACAACAAGCTACTCTTAATTTAGCAACAGCAACAGGTAGTGATTTGGCTAGAAGTGCAACTGTCGCAGGTGCTGCTATACGAGGTTTTGGACTAGACGCTAGTGAAACAGAAAGAGTAGTTGATGTTATGGCTGTATCCTTTGCAAGTTCTGCTATGGATATAGAAAAATTTCAAACATCTATGACTAAAGTTGCTCCTATTGCAAAATCAGCAGGGTTCTCTTTAGAAGATACTACAGCTATTATGTCTAAATTAACAGACTCAGGTATAGAGGCTTCTATTGCAGGTACATCTTTAAGAAATATATTACTTAAAATGCAAGACCCTTCTTCTGATTTAACTAAATCTTTTGGAAGAACCATACACGGACTAGATGATTTAGTGCCTGCTATGAAAGCTTTTGTTGAACAAGGAGGTAGTATGGCAGATGTTATGGAGGTTGTAGATTTAAGACAAGCGGCTGCTTTTGAACAAATGATAACTACTGCTGACGGTACTGTAGAGCTAAGAAACGCCTTATTAGATGCAGGTGGTGAAGGTCAAAGAATGGCAGATATTGTTGGTGATACATTACAAGGTTCTTTCTTAAAATTTAGGTCAGCGCTTGAAGGTCTTGCCATATCTATAATGAAAGATTTTGCAGGAGGACTGCAAAGTGCTATAGAAAATTTAGCTACATTTTTTAATATGTTAGCTGAAAATAGCAAAACAATAGTCTCTATAATAACAGGGGTTGCTAAACTAGCTAAAGTTATTGGTATATATAAAACTGTTCAATTAGCTGCAAACATAGCTACAGGTGCTTTTGCTGTAGTCACAGGTAATGCAACTACTGCTACAACTCTTTTTATAAATAGATTAAAGAGTTTGTATGCTACTATGTTGGCTAATCCCTACGTTGCTGTTGGAACTCTGCTTTTAGCTTTAGCAACAGATGTTTTAGGTTTAAGAAAAGAAGTGGAAGAAACAGATGAAAGTTGGCAAAAAATGAATGAAACTATTTTTGGTGAAGCAAAAAAATATCAAAAAAGAGAAGAAGTTATTGAAGCTTTAAAAAGCGAATTGGCAACAGTACAAGATTTGCAAAGAGCAAAAATTGAAATGAATCGTTTAGACCAAGAAATAGCTGCTGCAGGAAAATCAAGACACGCTGCTAAAATACAAGCAGAAAAAAATGCTAATGAAATGTTTAGAGAGGGCGAGCAAGCATTAAAAGATGCTTATGTAGCACAAACTATGAGAGATTTTGATACTGATTTAAGATTAAAAGAAGAACAAAAACAAAAAATAGAATTTGCTGTTCAAAATAGTAATATTGTTGAAGAAGAAGTTAGGGGTACAAATGCTATTATTGAATCTAAAAAACAATTAAATGATGTTGAAAGAGAGTTGTTGGCTTTTAAAGTAGAGCAAATGGATTTAGGTTTGACTACTGAAAAAGAAAATGCAGAAATAAGGAGGCAATTAATACAACAAGAAATAAAAGACATAAAAGAATTATTAAGAACACAATCAGGTTATGTTGTTGATAGAGAGACTATGTTAACAAAACTTAATGAATTAGAAAAAAAATTAATAAAAGACAACGAAAAAGATAAAACAGCAGCTTTTAAAGAAGATGTAAAAAGAGCTATGCTATCAGGCCAAACAGCGGAAGAAGCTATGAAGTCTGTAGTAAGGGCGCAAATTATGGAGGCTGTTGCAGGGTTTATGGCGTCTATATTTGAAAGTGTACCCTTTCCTTTAAACTTAGTTTTAGCAGCAGGGGCAGGCGCAGTTGTTGGAAGGCTTATTGACCAACAAATTGGTAAGTTTGAAGATGGAGGTATAGTAAATAAATATGCAGATGGAGGTATGGTATACGGAAGGTCTCACGCACAAGGTGGAGAGAAGTTTGCAGTAGGAGGTAGGGTGGCAGAGCTTGAAGGCGGAGAAGCTGTTATAAATAAGCGTAGTACAGCTATGTTTAAAGGACAGCTATCAGCTATGAACGCAGCAGGTGGTGGTGTTAAATTTGCAGATGGTGGTTTAATGAATATGCCATCTTTTGCTAGCTCACAATTTAATGCAACAAGCCAACAAAATATGATGGGAGCTATGAATTCAAATAGCAGGGTAGTAGTGGTTGAGGCCGATATAACAGACAGTCAAAATACCGTAGGTATAATAGAGGCGGAAGCCACATTTTAAAATATAAACATATGTTTGTTAGTAAAAAAGTAAAGCAAGATAGATTAGATACGTGCAAAAAGTGCGATTTTTATAGAAACTTCTTAATGTTAAGATATCCTAAGTGGGATAAAGGAGCAAGATGCGCTAAATGCACTTGCTTTTTAGATGCAAAAGCATCATTAACAAAAAGGTATAAAGGAGAATGTCCTTTACACAAATGGGAAGAATAATATAAATTAACATTTATGAGTGTTGAAGCTATAGCCAATAAAATAGAACAAGAAAAAAAAAAAGAAATTATAGAAGCTGTAAAAACTAACAGGAAACATATGGATACTGTTGGTAAGTATCACCCTGACGGTTTAACTTTTTTGTTTAAAGAATGGCATAGGCATTTTCCACAAATAAAACAAAGAATGGGTTGTATAGGTTGTAGACAGGCGGTTACAATTTTTTGGGAAGATGTAAATAAATTTTGGGAATCTAATAATTAATATGGCATCAAGACAAAATAAAGTAGATGTAGTTTATGATTATATAGATTTAGCTGAAACAGAAATTATAAAGAGATGGCACGAGCCTACTACAAAAGACATATTAAGACACTTAATAGAACGAGGTATAGTAGAGCCTAAGCGGTTAAGAAACTATATGATAATTTATGATTTTGATTGTATGCTCAGAACTAATGAAGGTAATAGAACTTATACTTTTATGGACTTATCTATTAAATATAATATTTCTGAAAGGCAAGCACAAAGTATAGTTTATAAAGAAAGAAGAAAGCAATCTCCATCTGAAAATATTACATACTAAATTTTTTTCCTAAAACTGCGCAACTTTTTGAAAACTAAAAAATAGTTTTGCGTCTATGAATAAAAATTGGTATAACATTAAAGCAGAAGCGTCTAGCAAGTCTGCAGACGTTTACATTTTTGATGAAATAGGTACTTTTGGCTTAACAGCTCAAAGTTTCATTGAAGAAATTAAATCATACAAAGATACTCCAATGAGCTTACACATTAATTGTGTAGGTGGTGATGTGTTTGAAGGTATGGCAATTTACAATGTTCTTAAAAAAAGAACAGCAAGAACAACAGTATATATAGAAGGAATAGCTGCAAGTATGGGTAGTGTAATTGCATTAGCAGGTGATGAGGTCGTTATGGCTGAAAACTCACTATTTATGATACACAATGCTTGGGGTGGAGCTATGGGTGAGGCAACTGAGATAAGAAAGACTGCTGCATTATTAGATAAAATAAGCGGTGAAATTGCTGACATCTATACTAAAAAGACTAATCTACCTTATAACAAGGTAAAAGAAATGATGGACGAGGAAACTTGGTTAAGTGCTGATGAGGCTTTTAATTTAGGATTCATTGACTCTATCTCTGACGCTATTAAAGTAGCGGCTAAATATGACGTTTCTAAGTTTAAAAATATAACAGACAAGGAAATTCAAAATAAACTAAGTGTTAATTTAAAAAGTAAAAAAATGACNGAAGAATTGAAAANTTGGTTTAACGCTAAAGTTGAAGAAATCATTGCTAAAGTAAAAAATAGTAATGAGTCTGAAACTGCTGACGTTAAAGAGGTAGAGGTAATGATGGCTGATGACAAAGAAGTTTCTGAGAAACTTACAAGTTTTGAAGCTAAAGTTACTGAGCTTGATGGTTTTGTTGCTGAATTGAATGGAGAAAAAGAAACTCTTACTCAAGAAGTAGAAAGACTAAATGCTTTAATAAGCAAAGCTGATGCAAAGGGTACTGAGATTTCTACTGATGGAGACCCTGCAGTAATAGATAACAAAGTAGAAAACAAAGAAGAAAATTTCTTCAATGCTCTAGCAGCAAAATTAAAATAAATATAAATAAATAAAATAAATAAAAAATGGCAAATATAGCA